AAGAGTGCTTGCTAAATGCTTTCCGCATACCTTACACAATGGATCACTTAATGCTGGTGGTACATACTTTTCTTTTTTAGGCTTCACTCCAAAGATAGCATCAAAGTTACTGCTAAACTTTTCCTGCTGATCCTTGTCACCAACCTTACTAACTAGCGCATCCCCAGTTACATCATTGTACGTTGCCATTAATACGTTCCCTTGCTATATTAAAATATGTTTCATCTAACTCAATCCCAATAAAGTTACGATTAAGATTCTTGCAAGCCACTCCTGTTGTTCCCGAACCCATTGTAAAATCTAAAACAGTTTCGTTTTCTAGTGTATAAGATTTAATAAAATATTCAATAAGTGCAACTGGCTTTTGTGTTGGATGTAATCTAGGGTTACTTTTATTATTAAATACTGGTGACATTTTAATTACTGTCATTGGTGACTTTTCTGTATAAAAAATATCTAGTTGTTTCATAGAATTGTTATTTAATAATTTTGTTGTTGGTGCGCCACCATTTTTTACTGGTTTTTTTAATGGTGTTTTTTGTGCGTAATAATTCATATTTGATAATGACCCATTAGCAGTTTTTGAATGAGAGAAAATAGCAATATCTTCATGGCATCTCATTGGTCTTAATTTTGCTAACTGAAAATCAGTACCATATTCCTTATCCCATACCCATGAATATCTAAACATTTTTGGGTTTGACATTATCAACGCAGATGTAAAAGGCTGGCTACCAAACAATACAATTGCACCACTAGGCTTAATAATTCTCTTTAACTCTGCCCACATAGGCTCAAACGGAATTACACTATCCCACTTGCAAGCAGTAGTGCCGTAAGGTGGGTCTGTAATGATTGCATCAATACTTCCATCAGGTATTGACTTCATTACTTCTAAACAATCTCCATGCCTTAAATTAATTTTTACCATGATATCTCCTCACATAGTAAACCTTACTTAAACTTATCCCCATGTCTATTGCCACAATCTTTGGAGATTGACTAGAGAGCCTATTTAATACTTCCGATACAAAGTCATCACCTAGCTTTTTTAATGGCGCATAGGCTCTTAAAAATGGCTTCTTAGCGTATTCTTTAGGTGTGTATTCACTAAAAGATTCGTAGTGTGTCATTCTCCTACCTAGCGATGGTATTTTAGACTCTCTAACCATATATTCATTGCTTAGGTTAATTAATTTTAATCTGATATATGGTAGCGATAATCCTGTGGCTTCTTTAATCTGAACCATTGATGCTGGGTTGTTATAGATGTAGCTACAAATATTCTTTTTGCTTATCTCACCTAGATCATGTTTAGTCTTTGCACTCATGCCGACTCCCACATCGCAAATGAACTTCCGATCCCTCTGTACTGACTAGCCTTACTTTGTTTTGGCATCTCAACTCTGGTATTTAATCTGCGAATAATCCGTAAGTTTGGGTTAGCCTTCATTGCTGCTAGATCACTTGCGTATCTTTTTGTGTACTCCATCTTCTCTTCTTTAGATATGTCCAGATCATCCTCAGTCTTGGCAATGTATGGATTATCTGTCTGGCGGTAAACTGCTATCCACTTTCCATCCCCAAGCCTTTGCATTTTGGCTGTAATGATGTGTCCACGATTTGTCAAGGTATTTAAATGGTTCTTAATTATCTTATCACCGATGCCTGTTTTATTATCAATCGCCCAGACATCCAATACCTCGTTACCGATAGCATCAAATATTGCCTGTCTATTGTTTTCTGCCTTGAGCAGTATTTCTTTTCTTGTTGCCATTTTAATTCCCAGAATTAATTTCTAAATAATTAGATGCTTTATTTGATGTAAATATTTCTCTAGCTAAATTTAATTGTTCTGCTTTTAAATACTTTCCAGCAATATTTGCTAATTCTGATGCAATTTTTAAATCACATTGATTGTTTCTTACTTCATCATAAAGTATAGCCATATCATTTTTTATATCATTTAATGTTTTCATACTAATTCTCCGTTTAATAATCTTTTAAGTTTAATTTGAATTCTTTTGAACTCTATTAATTCATTAGTTATATGTTCTTTTGAAAACCCATTATGTTGAGTTAGCAACCTTTTCACATACGAATATGATAGATTTTCTCTTAATTTTTCTTCTGTATTTTTATGATTAATTTTTATTTTTTCTTTATTTTTTTCTCTCCAATCTTTACATAATTTTATTGATAAATCTTTATTTTTTTGTTTCCAGTTATTGCGAATTTTTTTGCTATGTTCTATATCATTAAGATAATGTTTTTTTGCTTTTTCTATTGCACAAGATTTACATTGATATGAATGTCCATCTTTTGATGTTTTATCTTTATGGTAATTAATAAGCAATTTTGAAATTTTGCATATACAGCACACTTTCATTACTCTTCTCCAAAAATAAGTTGGGCTACTCATGTCGTTAATAAAGTTGAGCGCAATATATTGTGACACTTTCGCCCGAAAGGTTAGAACGGAATATCTGATTCCAGTTCATCTAAAGGTTGGTTCTGGTACGCATTTGCTTTAGCTGCTTCTCTGGGTGCTGCATCCTTCTTACCAAGCAGCGTTACATTGCTTACTAGGCACTCTAAAGACGATTTGTTTGTGCCATCCTTAGCAACATACTCATTCAAAGAAATCTCGCCTGTAATCGCTACCTGAGAGCCTTTATTTAGCATAGGCGCAAGCGTTTCACCACGTTTACCAATGATGCTGCAACGTAGCCATGTTGTTTTCTTTTTATCGCCATAACCAGATGACAGGGCAAAGCTAAAACTTGCAATGGCTGTGCCTTCTTTAGTAAAGCGAACTTCTGCATCTGATCCGATATTGCCTACTGCGTTCAAGTTATTCATTCGTTTCCCTTTTTAATTGATACTGCTAATAAATACTTATTGCCAAGATATTCAATGGCTGCCTGTAACTTCTCTTTTTGCTTCTTTGACTGAGCTGGTGTTGTCATTCCGTAAAGTGATGTGATTATCATAACTTCTCCTATAGGTGATAACTGTTTTTTCTTACACGAAACTTAAAGAACTCCTCGTACTGTGGAAACTCTTTAGCAAACTTCCTAGCGTAGTGACTGATCCAACCATCATCAATCTTATAATCACCGCCCACATCACCAATGTCTGTTTCCCATCTAACACGATGAAAAATGCTCTTGGCTGAGTATGATTTTTTTCTTGCAGCAATTTGAAGTGCAAACTGTTTAAACAACTCATAAATGTCTGGGTGTTTGTTGTTGTACTCTTCAAACTTTTCTTTAGTCCATTTATTAATCATAATTATCCTTTCAATGATTCAGCGTGTTTTTTAAGTGTGCTGCGTGTCTTGCTATCCAATAGAGTCCATACAGCGAGTTTCTCTTCATTGAGTAGTGTTGTCGTTTTACCATAAGCATCCTCAATGTGTCCACCAGCAACATCACCAATAATATCCATTGCAAGGTCTTTAATAAACTGTTGTGATTCCTCATCTAAACTCTCCATTGCACCAGCCGTAGGTGTGATTGCTTTTGGTGCTTGTACCTTATCTTCCTCTGGTACATCTTCGCCAGCGTAAATATACAAACCTAAACCATGTAACGCAATTGCTTTGGCTAGGCATCGTTGCATTGCTGTGTTGACTGCCATGCTGTCTGGGTTAGGGATTGCCTTATTACGATAGTCCATAACAGGTAGCTGCGATGTCATAGTCTTACCGAACGCTGTTACTGTGCAGAACACCATCAAGGTTTCACCAAATCGTACTGGTTCACCATAAGACCATGTTGCTGCTGGATCTTGCATCAGTAGCTGGTCAACTGCCCATGCCCATGACAGGTAAGTAAGATTGTTTTTCTTCTCTGTATGTGCGTTTACGTTAATTGCTCTTAGTGTTTGATAGTTACTCACTCTGTTCTCCTAGTTAAAAATAATATCTTTATTGTCAAAAGATTCTGTTACCCACTCTATAAAGTTGTCACCAAAGTTTTCTAGCATCCACTCTTCGTTATGTGCTTTAGGCTCTGTGTCTAACATATAATCCCAAAACTTTTCTCCATATTTATCTTCCATCGCATCCCAGTTAATAGAATCAATAAAACGCTCTAGATCAAATTCTGCTTGAAACTGTTGCTCGTTCATTCCCATCCCCTAATCTTAGCTATTATACCAGTTATTAGAAATATGGCACAAATTATTGCACCACCTATACAAAATATTGCTGCGTTATCAAGCATCATTATCTCCTATTCGTTACTGTAACCAAGTTTTTGATTCTCACGATATTGTGCATCACTACACGCAATACTGTGAGCCAACTCTTCTGTGTATCCAGCAGCTAGGTATCTATCCTTATCTGCTGCAAACAATCTTTTGTACTCTTTTAACTCTGCTGCATCATTGTCAGCCTTAAGTTCTTCTGTAGCTGCTTGTAAGATTGCTTGCTCTGCTCTCATTTTTGCACGATGCAATTCAATCTCTTCTTTGTTACGTTTAGTTTCTGCATCACGAGCTGCATAGAAAAGCACCATGTCAGCCTTGCGTTTTGCAACTTGTTCTGGTGTATTAAAGTATTCATCCCAATCAAACATTTTCTTCTCCTTTGTAACCACTTTTTTTCATGTGTTCATAATCAATTTCACCATTGTATCCATGAAGCGGATCAAGCAATGCTTTATCAGAAATATCAAAACCTTTGTTATGTAAATCTATTGCTTTTAATTCATACTCACCAAAAAATGAATTTCTGTCAATTGGGTATTCGCTGTGACGTTGACACCAAAATTTATGATTTTTATATGCTTCCCAAATGTTATCTTCTAAAATTTTTAATTCAGCCATCTCGTTCTCCTGTGTTAATATGTGTAGTGCATGAATAGAACTATACTCTTATAAAAAAGTATTGCAATAACTAAATGCAATTATTTCACAAATATATGATTGTTTTTTTAAATGGATAACAAATGATACATAAGAAAACTAAATACAATAATAAAATCACAGAGTTAGATGGCATAAAGTTCCACTCACGCAAAGAATCTATGCGTTACGGGCAACTAAAACTGTATGAGAAAGGTGGATTAATCTCTGATCTGCGATTACAGGTTTCATATGAACTGATCCCGAAGCTGGTAATCAATGGCAAGACTGAACGTGCTATTAAGTACATTGCAGACTTTGTTTACTTTGACACAGTACATAAGGTAGAGATTGTTGAGGATGTGAAGGGAATGATTACAGATATATTCAAGCTGAAATACAGGCTGATGAAATTAATTCACAATATTGATATAAAGATTACATAAAAGTGTTGCATTTAATAAATAGGTGTGAAATAATGATCTCACGTTGTTAAATTTATTACTGGAGAACGAGATGAATAACTTACCAAACTTAAAGAAATTACCGAACCAAGACTTCTGGACACAAGGCTCTGATAACGATCCATTTGGCAGAAAGAATTACGAAAGACAAAATAATAAATCAGTTGCTGAAATTTTAGGTGGTATTGATGCTGAGATTGCAGCCATATTGGAGAAAAAAAATAATGGATTGGTTTAAACACGACTCAAACGCTAACCTAGATGAGAAACTACAAGAGGTGCTGCTGGACTATGGACTGGAAGGCTATGGTCTGTACTGGTACTGCATTGAACTTATCGTAGGTAAGACAAACACAGACAACATCACTTTTGAGCTGAAGCACGATGCTCGCATTATCGCTAGGAATACAGGATCAACTCCCCAGAAGGTTGAGGAGATGATGAAGAGATTTGTAACGCTAGGACTGTTTGAGAATAAGGATGGTAAGATTACCTGCTTGAAGGTAGCCAAGCGTTTAATGACTTCTGCTACAAGTAACCCACAAATGAGAACTATGATTCAGAACATCAAATCAAGTCAATCAGTTGAGATGCCGTCATGTCAGCGTCATGACGATGTCATGCCAGATAAGATTAGATTAGATAAGATTAGATTAGATAAGAAATACAACCCACCAATTCCTGCGGAATTATTGTCGGATTATCTTAAAGTTCGTGAAGCTAAAAAAGCTGGTGACCTTACAGAAACTGCATTTAAGGGTATAGAACGTGAAGCACTAGCAGCAGGACTTACTGTGATACAAGTAATACAGATGTGCTGCGAACGTGGATGGGTAGGATTCAAGGCTGATTGGTTAAAGACTGAAGTTAAGACTGCAACCACTAACGCATGGCGCAATGACGATCAGGCTATCCTAAAGAAAGCTAAAGAACTTAACGTACATACATCAGGCAAGAGTAAATACGAAATACTTGCTCTTATTGACAAGAAGCAAGCTGCACTAGAATAGTGTTATAATGTATTGCATCAACAAGGAGAATGAGATGAGCAAATATCTAGTATTACTTTTAGCATCATGTAGCGGTGAGGTGTATGCAGACAAGCAAGTGGA